GTACCTCGACCTTTTCCATATCCTGACGTGTAGGCCTTCCGGCATCGCTAGGACTTAACAGCCCGATCACGCGGCCGTAAGCGGAAGTGACAGTATCCTCTACCAGCCATCGCTTCATATTGTTTGGAAGTGAGGCCACGTTGCCATATGCGTAATCAACCGCACTCGGTACGTGATCCTCGTATTCACGATAGGCCTCGGCACGGATTAGAATTGTGCCCTTGACTAAATCCATATCCTCGATAATGGCAACCAGTCTGCCTGTCGGATGCTCGGATCGAAAGCGTTTAATCCTGCTATTTACGTCCTCGTAATTGTCTAAGAATCCCATTTAGATTAGCTCCTTGTCTTTCAGAGCCTGTGCTATTGCCCGGCCGCGAATAAACCCTTCGCCGTGCCCCTGGCGGTAACCGATTGAATACCCGATCACCATAAACATAAAGCCCATACCGCAAGCGGCAAGGCCTATTAATAGGTCCATACTGTTCATTGTTCGCCCTTTGTTAAGGCCGAGCAGCTACCAAACCGAGTAGCCCTCCCGGCGTTTGTAGTATCAGTATGAGGCCTACCACTGACAAAAGGCAATTACCTGGCTAGGCGTGTCTCCAATAATATTTCGTATATCTTGTCGATCTTTTGGTCCATACGCTCCTGCCGGGCCTCCATATGGTCAATTCGACCGCGTAGGTTATGGCCACCGTTGCCGTCAGGCTTTAGCTCGGATAGGTAATACTTTACAAAATGACGGATAAGCCCAGCCCCCAGCCCCAAAATGGTACAACTCCCCAAAGTTATACCGACTACGAGCTGGACTTGTTCCATTACTTCTTTACCCCAAACTGACCTTCGGAAGGTTGGAGCGCTTTCAGTAATGGCCCGATTAGCCCAGCGATGAACGCATTAGCCAATACTTTAGGGTCCGATATCCCGGACATATATAACGCAGCTACGCTAGCGAGCGCAGCGCGACCGTAGGATTTTGCAGCAGCTATTGCCTGTTCTTTCATTTCGTGCTCCTTAGTGCCCTTAAGGATTTTGGATAACTATAAACCTAAAGTCTCGATTAAGGCTTTAGCCTTGGCCGGTGTCACATTGACCTCAAAGTGCATATCGTCCGGACGGCTCTTGAAATCGCCACCCCATTTGAGGCCGTACTTTTTAGCCAAGGCTCGGATCATCGGTACCTTTTCAGCCGGGAATGTATCAAACTTACCCAATGGATGTTTAGTCGCATTTAGATCGATAGCCGTTCCGGATGAGTGACACGATAGGCGATCGGTTGATCCGCGCACCATACGAAAAGCATAACCCCAGTCGTCAAGTGTTCCGGCATCGATAGGTTCTATTAGCTCGTGGAAGTCTGCAGCGAAGGCGGCCAAAAGCGGACCCACGCTTTCGGCACACCTAAGCTTCAACGACGTACCCTTTATCTGATACGCCTTGATCTTTATTTCAGCCGGGTCTTTTGAGGCCGGATATCCGTTGTAACTTGTAAGCATTACAAACCTAGAGCAGCCTTTAGATCATCAACCGATAATCCTACACTTGCCAACTTTTCTTCGACCGTAGGTTCTATTGCTTGTTCTGTTAGAGCTTGCTCCATTCTTGCCTCAACCTCTGCAATTTCAACAGACGATAAATTTATAAAAGTTTCCTCGCCTGTTTCACAATTTACGTTTAATGATTTCATTTTTTATGTCCATCCGTAGAGAGTTGCACGTGTACCTGTCATAAAATTACCGCCGCCTGAGTAAAGTTTTATAGATGTTATTGCGCTCGTGCTTTTCCAAGCACCCGAACCGCTGCCTGTACCCGGTGCATCCGACCATCCTCCACCGATAAAAGTCATACCTTTACGTAAGGTCGTGCCTTTATAATTAAAAAATGTCATTTCAACAGATGCAAGTGCATTTGTTACGGCCTGACCGACCCAAATATTTCCTAACTCGAATTGTGTTTGACTAAATTGTCCTTCTAATGTCATTGTCGCACCTGCGCCGGCATATTTTGATACGGTGGCAAAAGCGTAATTATTACTAGTATCGCCATTTACTTGCACATTGAAAGTCGTACCGTTAAAAGATGTACTTGCGCAAGCTCCCGATATCACTAACTTAAGATGGTTATACGTGGATGGGATAGATGAGAACGTAATATCTGCCGCTGCGCTGCCTAAAGTTGTATCTGCTATTTGCACCATCGCGCCACCGCCGCCGGCAGTTGCCCACTTCATACCAGTAGCTTCGGCCGAGTCAGCCGTTAATACGGTTCCATTAGCACCTACTGCCAGGCGAGCGAATGTATCTGCACCTGTCCCGGGTACTAGATCACCTTTGGCATCGATCGCTGTTGCCATTGAGTTAGTAATTGTTACGGTGCCAGATGTACCACCACCTGAAATACCTGTACCGGCTGTAACGCCTGTAATATCTCCAGCGGCATCGGTAACCCAGGTAAAGTCCATATCGGTATTTGATGCCTTAGCAAGTACCTGTCCTGTGGTGCCGCCCTTTAAATCAACCATCGACGCATCGATAGAATCTCCAAGGGCTTCGATAGCCGTAGCTCCATCTTTAACAAGATCTGTCGAAGTTGGAACGGGCCAGTTAAAGTTCGGGGTGACCGTTGCCATTATGTTAAACCTCCAAATGCGTTTTCCCACTCAAGTGTAGCGTTTACACCTGTCCAAATGAGGCTAGGCGGGCTTACTGTGTCCCACTGTGGCGCAACCAGTGAGAAATCTGTAGGGCTGAGCGTGAGCGTGATGTCCACGAATTGAGGCGTCGCACGGATCGCAAAGCCCTCCAAGAATCCATTAAAGGACCCGTTAAACATATTGACCGGTAAGTCATTAATAACGATTGGCTCGCCAAAGAATACGTTAATTAGCTTATTCCGTTCGGCATCGGGCAAGTCGGGGTTGTCTAGGCGAAAGGTAATACTTTGTAGCTGCTCGCGTGGGATAGCCCGAAGGCCCAGTTCGCGGTCCATTACATCCTCAACGTCGCTGAGGTTGTGAAGGTTAGAGCTAACGCTGCGCTGGTACCGGCCGTACGTGGCGATAGAGGCGGTATCCAGGGCCGTGGCCTGATTGGAGTAATTGTTGCCATAATTGAATACGAGGGAATTGCGAATCTTGCCGATCTGTAAAATAGATTTAACCGTTGTCGGTACCGCGTAATTGGCAGACAGCGTGGTATACCCATTTGCCGATAGGTAGGCCGTCCGGTGGTCAGCATCGGCATAGCAAACACGGCCAGCCTTATCCTCGTACATATTACCCAAGGCGCTTTGAGCGATCTGAGCGCATAGGTTATAGCTGCTAAATGGATCGGCAGATCGTGAGATCATTTCATAAAGGCCTGGTTGATCAATTTCGCCCAAGCCTACATTTTCCGCATTGGCCCAAGTTGTCGTAGGGTCGTAATCTTGCCATTGTAGGGCCGGGGCTACTTCATTCCAGGAGTTAATTAATAGCTCGTTTAGAATGTCATAGATCTGGTTGCCATCTTCGGTTTTTGGTAGGGCATCCGGGAACAAGGCCTTGGTCAATTTAGCCAGGGAACCGACGGCCAATATATTACCGATTGTTATAAATCCGACCTCTTCAGGCGAACGTACGGATATGCCAAAATCCGATACGGTGCCACCGAATACGGGTACATACGTGCCGGAGCTATTCTTTAGCTCTAAAGTCAAAATGTCGGTAACGTCAATATCGAAGGCCGTATTGTCTACGTTCACGATCTCCATACGGGCATAGCCAGCGTTGCATTGCAGATCGATATCATCGCGGCCGGTTGCCATCGTTACGCTGAGTACGTTCGTATAGACCGTGGTTCCCACGGTGATACGCCATTCGGGTAACCAGGTACTCATTCGGCTGTGTAAACCCCGGAGCCTCGGTTAGTCGAGGTTCCACGATACCCGGATTGGTTAAGAATATCCTCAAAGGTTCTTGCTAGGGCTTCCGGGTCTGTACCGTACCCAGCGTTAATTGTTATGTCATATTGTGCTGCCGCTTGAGCCGCGTAACGTGCTCCGCTGCTAGCTGCGGATAAAGATAGGCCGGAACTTAAACCTTGCATAAGTGAGCCTTGAGCGACGCCATTTGTTAAAGATATGTTTTCAAGGAATGCGGCATATTCTTGCTCGGCCCTTGCTTGGTACCTAGCTCCTGAAATAGCACCAGGCAAAGTTGCCCCGGCGTTAATTGCTTTAGAAAAGCTTTCTGCAACGGAATCTGTGCTGCCTAACTCTATGCCATCCTTAAATAGTTTCAAGATGTCTGGATTGTTAAGAGTAAAATCTGTCGTATCTTTAGGAATTGTATAAACGACTTTATCGTTACCGCCGCCGCCTCCGCCGCCGCCTCCGCCGCCGCCTCCGCCGCCGCCTGTGCCTACCTTGGCAAGAGCATTGTTGTAATCTTGTAGCGCCTTGAGTCGCGCATCATCGGCTGCCTTTTGAGCCCGTGCGACTCTTTCGATCATTGATAACTCGGCAGACTCGCGTAGTAATACCTCAGTCTTAAAAGCACTTGTCGTATTACTCAAAGAGGCTTTTCGAGCAATTTCGGTAAGTTGAATCTGTACACGCTCGCTATATTGTTCTTTAGCGGCTAATTCTCCAGCAGCCGTAATGGCAGCGTTATACTTCTTAAACGCTTCTTCACGTGCTAATTCTTTATCCCCTTCGGCCATCTTTGATTTATCGATGGCGGCTAATTCATTAAGTAACTGAGTGTTGATTGCTAGAAGCGTGGCATCGCTGATCTCTTTAATGCCTGCCAGTTTCGCCATATCATTACTCTTTTGTAATGCCGCAAGTTCGCTAATTTTCTTAAGGGCTAATTCGCCATTTTCGTCCTCGATAGCCATAAGCGCTTCAAGGCGTAACTGTGTGTCCTTGTCGTAGGTAGCCTTAAGAGCGGCCGCTAATGAGATACGTGTTGTATCAAAGACAGCGGCTGCTTTGGATAACGCTAACTTATTCTTTTCTATTAATTGGGATTTTCTTAACGAAGCTAATCTCTCTTTTTCACGTCTGGCAGCTTCGGCAGCAGCTTTAGCTCGGTCGCGTTCTATCTTGCCCTGTACATCGGTTGAACCCGATACCGTCATAGGTGTACTAAATGGCTTTGGCTTGATCGCCGTACGCTCACCAAGGCGTATTAATGCTCCTAATGGCCCGGCCTCGAGCGAACGCATAATTGGAGTAAGTAGTAAACCAAACAAAGACTTTGTACCGCTAGGCGCTTCGAAGCTAGTTAGTTCGGCCATACCGATCAAGGCGTATTTGATTGACTCGCTAAACTTATCCATCGCATCGGTGGCCTTACCGATACCTTCTTCACCCGCTAAAATGCCAAAGGCACTTACTAGACCTGTACCGATTGTTTCCTGAGCATCATCGGCCGCTTCTTTCAATACCCGCATTTGACCGGAGAACGTTTTTAACTCGGCTTCGCCGGCTCCACCAAAGGTACGTGTTAATAGTTTGACCGCATCGTTCATATCTAGAGTTGATAACTCGGCTTGAGTTAGTCCTAGATTGTATTTTCTAAGTCCCTTAGTATTTCCCACATAAGCCGCTGCTAAATCTGCATTAACTGTGGCTAAACTTTCGCCCGATCCGGCCGCTACATCTAATGACAGGTTAAGTAAATCTTGAGCCTTTGCCGTATCGCCTGTTACGGTAATTAACTTTTGGAAAGACTCGCGTAGGACTTCGCCTTCATAACCAAACTTGGCTGAAATGTCTGAAAGGTTCTTTTCGATACGGGCAGTATCAAAGCCCAAACCGATATTCTTTAATACCATTTCCAAGCGTTTTGCTGACTTTTCATTTTCGGCAAAAGCCTTAACCGCGTTTTTACCGTACGACAACATAGTGGCCGCACCGAATGTAGCAGCAAAAGTTTTAGCCAGGCCTTTGACACTTTTGCCTAATTTCTCCGAGGCTGTCTCGGCCTGCTTAAAGCCTTTGCCGTCTAACTTGGACCCAATATTAATTACAGGCTGTGCCATTATGCGGCCCTACTTACTGGGCCTTTATATACAAGCGCATTGAACGCTCTAGTAGTTTTATCAATAGCTGTAAGAGCCGCGCCCTCGGCTTTACCTTGATCCTGTGCCCAGGCTTTAAAAATCAAACGCCCTCGGCCTTTGAGGCTGCTTGTTAATTCCGGTAGGTTTTTAATGAATTGTTCACCAGCCTTAGGATTAACCGAACGGCTCACTTTATTACTAGCTCCTCCAGCCTTAGGACCTACCCACGGCTGAGGACCATTACGACCAGCAGTTTCATAAATAGCACCAGCGGCGGATTTATTAATGATCTTGGCCATCGAGCTAAAACCGTAATCATTGACTCGACCCGGAGTCGTTGCATATGTAATACCTGAACGAACGGTATCAACGTTATAAAATGGAAATCTAGCCTCGCTAAATGATCTAGGTGCCCAGTTACGCATAGGGGCCTCGGCTGGGGCAAAACCTCGAGCCTTGGCCACTACCGGCTTCATCGCATCGGCTAAATCTTTACGAAGTTGCTTTTCTAGGTCAGGAGCAAAGGCGCGCAAAGCTTTACGTAAATCAACGTTTCCGCGTATTTCGATTGATGGCATTTTTAGCCTCCTCCGCCTGCTCGTTTAATACCTTTACTAACATCTTAAACATCTCGGGATCGAGATCAAGTATCGCTTGAGGCGCGACCCCTAACCGTATCGATAGCTGTGCTACCAAGTGAGTTAGGGAGCCGCGCCCTAGGCTAAAGGTAAATCGTCTAAAACCTCGACCTTAGATAATGTATCTAAGAATTCGGCTCCAAACGTTTTAACCGTTTCGCCGGAAGTGCGTAGGCACTCCCAGGCCAGCCAGTACACATCCGACTGTTTTTCATCGTCACGAAAGGCTTTATGAAAGCCCTTCTTTGCATAGAGTTCAAAGGCGTACTCAATTCGTGGAGTTATCTGGTGTTCAGATACCTCACCGGTAGCCCTTGTTATTTTGAGTCGTGCCATTTGATGCCCCTTTTCTAATTGGTTATACGGTTGTGTCTACAACGATTGGTGAGTTGCAGGTAAAAGTGATCGACTGGGTACTGATGTCCCCGACGGCTCCATTAATGTCTGTCGTATTGTTCACCAGAATCGTAGTCTGATATTCCGGATTGGTTGTCGAAATAGTTGCGCTTGTTTGCTTAAGTGTTAGAGGTACAGTCGTTCCCCAGGCACCTTGCAAAGTCTGCAAAACTTCGCCAGCAGCTGTGTCATTCAGAAAGTCCAGAGTCACGGTGGAAGTCTCTAGGCCCTTTGTGAAACGTCTGGCAGAATCGCCCATCGCTGTCACTTCGAGTTCCTCAAAGACTCGGTTAATTGTTGCGCTTGTTACGTGATCGGAAAGGTCTACCGAGTTAAGGGTTACGACCACTCCATTTGATAAGAATACGGCCATTGCCTATTCCTCGCTTTCGGTTGTTGGTGTTGGTGTTGTTGTCTTTGCTTTTGCTACTTTAACTGGAGCAGGCTCGTCTACGATCTGCCCAATCTTTCGCAAAAACTTTAGGTCATCCTCTGTATATGGCATTTGTCAGCTCCAGCTCGTGAGAATTGAGATATTAAAATCGGCAGTTAGCAACGTTCCACTTTGTACTTCAAGTACGGATGGTGCGGACATACTGCCAATATTCATAACGATATTTGATGAGGCTAATTTATTAAACACGGCAACAGCCAAGGTCTCTATACCGTTGAGGTTCCCCTGGTTATCGAACAGCGGCACCGTCATAATAATTTTCAGGTTAGCAAGCGGCGCAATGGTGGCATATGAATTGTTGCTTGGCGTGATGTAATTGTCCGCCGGGGCCACAATAACCGAGTTGGCTGTGATCGTTGGCGGAGGAAAGCTAAAAGTGTTCCATTGGTTAGGGTTAGCCAAAGCGGTTGCTAGCGTAGCTCGTAGGGTTGTAATCGGTGCGGTCATCAGCTACCCGATCATACTATTTGGATTTTGGTACCCGGCGATGAGGCCTCTGATCTTGCCGATCATTGAATTACCCATCCGGTATGGCGAAGGACTGAATCCATCGATCGATACGCCGCCGGTCTGGCTGACTTGGCGAGCCTGGAATATGTCTACAGCCAGAATCATCGCGGCCTCGCGTACGGCTGGCGTAGCAGCATATGCCTGGGTCTTTGTGTCCACTCCTTCGGCCTTGCCATATGGAAGGACACGGCTGAAATTGACATTGGCATTGGTCTTGGAGAATTGAATAAAGCTATAACCGGCTGGCCAATTCCAAGCGTAGTTATTCCAAACGATCGACGGGATTAGATTAGTAGTCCCGGCACTCCAAGGCATCGTTCCCGTGATTGTGTACGTACCGTTAAAGGTTGAGCCGCATCCACTCAAGGTTACGGATTGCCCTGTTGTAAAGATAGCCGGGTTAGCGATCATTACAGTTGCAACATTATTCTGCAAAGTTGTACCGACAACCGGAGCGGAATCAAACCATAAAAATTGATTTAGTAGATCTTGCGCGGTCTGGCAGCAGGTCTCGACAATATCTGACGAATAAAGAGCATCGATTCCAAGATTGGCTCTTAGCTCTGCCTCGGTGACGTACGTTGCCGGCACAATGATCTCCTTACTAAAAAAGGCCGGTAGGGCTCAAAGGGCTAAGAGCCCTACCGACTATTAGGGTTTTCTATTTATGACAGGTTAAATCTGGAGATACCGTTTGGCATCTTGATAATCGTTGCCATAAATCCATAAATGGCGATCTGAACCTGAAGGTTAGATACAACATTTACTGACATATATGCCTGTGGTGACTCGTAAACAGTCATAGCTTCTGGAGCGATGATATACGCAGAGTTATCAACGACTGTTGAAGGTAGTTGATGATCGACATATAGATCAAGACCAAGAACGTTGCCCTTGATGCTTGATGGGTTCGCCTGACCTGCCGCGTTGAATGTCTGTGATACGGCGTTATAAATCGGTCTCCCGGTGGTATCGGTAGCGCCCATTAATAGACTCCACATACCTGGACCAGCCACGAAGTTCTTAGCAAAGTAGCTTGTGTTCTTATAGATATTAGCTGCTTCAGTTGAGACGTATGAAATTACGCCGGCTGATGATGCAGCAACAGGATCTGCTTGATCTGTTCCAGCGTTGATCGCTGTAATTACCGCAGCGTCTGTTGCTAGCAAGTAAGCTCGCTGAAGTTGGTTAGTAAGTTCTGCATAGAAGTTTGGATCTGATCTCTCAAGGAGCTCTACACTCAGCGTATTCATTCCAGAGTACTTGGACACAGTTCCAGATAGGTACTCGGTGACCATCCCGGTATTTTGTACTGCGCCTGCTTCTGCCTCAACAGTTACAAGTGGTGCTACACCATTACCGCCGCCAGCCGAAGTAACAAGTGACGGGATCTGGATCGTCATACCAGAATTTGGAAGGGTTCCACGGCTTAGGGCATCGATTGTCGGACGGCCAAAGTTTGTATTCGATACAAACTCTGTGAGGTACTGGGTCGGATTAAAAGCCGGGTTGGTGCTAAAAGAATCATCTGCAGCTGTTACATAAAGCTTTGAATCGTCGCTACCTAATGCAGCCTTGATCTTGTGCTCTGTGTATGTAGCCATAGAAGTAATTGGTGTACGGACTCGCTGAGAATCCAATACTGATGGACGAATGATCTTACGAGCGGCTTCGACTTTTTCAGCCTCTGCCGGTGCATCTACCGGAGTTTCCTCCGGTGTATTTTCTGGGGCTGTAGTCACAGCTTCCTCGCTTTCGGTTTCTGTTTCGGTCTCTACGATTGTCGTATTGATCGTTGTGGTTTTGGTGCTTGTGCTTGTTGCAGCTTCGAGCGCAGCTCGTGCCGCAGCAATATCAGTGACGGAGGCGCTGGAGAAAGCCGCACTCTCGACGAGGCTAACTTCCTTGAGGACCGCAGCCGTTACTAACAGGTAATCTCCCATTGGCTTCGAAGCGGTTACATCCACTCCGACGGATAAGCCACTGACCAGATTTTCCTGAGCGAGTACGAGCGCATCCTGTCCTCGAGTGCTACTCGAAAGCTTAAACGATCCGTACACACCTTCGGTTGAATCGCTAAATGAAATAGCGCGACCGACGGGCTTATCTTGTTGATGCTGCATTAGAAGCTTTATGTTTGATGCCTCAGCAATTTCAATACTTCCGCGCTCGAACATTACAGGGCCTGCACTTGTAAAACCGATTTCGCCATATGGTGCAACGAGTCCGGATACGATGCGGCGTTCTGTATCGGCCGCCTGGATTTCTTGACTAAACGTTAGTAGCACTTGTATCTCCTAGCGGTGTGAGTTGTTCCATTTGTCGAGCTTGTTCGGTACTAATTAAATCTAGATTTAACATCTTTTCGATAATGTCCAAGCGATCCTTTGCATCAACACGAAGGAACGTATCGTCTACCGCGAAGCGCACTTGATTTTGGCTATTGGTGATGTCATTCATACTGAGGCGATCCTCGATTGCAGAAATATAAGGCTGCAAAGAATAAGCGACGAATTCTTTTCTGCCGTCCAAGATATTTTGATATGTCATCGAGTTATTCATATCGCTTGAAATCATATAGGCCGGTACGTTCATCGAACGTGCGATTTCGGTACTCAAGTACTGTGAGGCCTCCGTGTACGCCATATCTTTAGGCGAGAATGAAGTAGGTACGTAATCCAAAGTTGAAGTGAGATACGCCGTTGATCGATTTTGGCGAGCGCTCTTGAACGCAGCTAGTAAACCTTGGATCTGTGTTTCAGGTAAATCAGCGCCGTTATTTTTTAAGATTCCAGTTGGCATTGGTGTAGCTGCACTAACAGCCGCCGCTTTCTGTATGTCATAAGCAGCGCGAATAGTGGTACTTGCGGTTAGTAATACACCAGGAAGTAATGATTGGAAGGTAACAAGCGATCCAATACCAGCCATCGGTACAAGTTCACCGTCTACAAAATAATCTTTTACTTCAGTTCCGTATTTGTCGGTGGTATATGTTACGCGGTTATTAGCAACCCACTCGAAGCCCGAAGGCCTGCCATCATCCGCATACAAAGAAGTAACGCGCCAGTAGGCGATCGAATAAAATATCAGGCTGTCTACGGTCGCACTGATCGTAACGCTTCGTGGTTGTCTAATGTCAGGTTGCTCAAGCCAAACAGGGCTGCCTAATTTTTCACCAGTTGATTTTTTATATAATGCTAAATCGATCGATGAAATAACACCGGCGATAAGATTTCTGCATCGTGATACGGAAGCGACCTGCAAAGCAAAATTGCGATCGATTCCAATACCGTTATATCCGAAAGTGCTATTAGTGTTAAATGATCCGTACCCGTAGGTCGTATCCATAACTGCCGGAGCGTATTGCGCTTCGATAGCTGGCTTTTCAGCCTGCTTAAAGCCTAAAGTTTGGAGTAATCCCATAACCGCCATTTTCCCATAATGTCAAGCATAAGTACGGCTATCTGCCGCGTGTCTAAACGTAAACTTTAGCCTCTGCCATTGGCTGGGTTAGCACGTGTACAACCATACTTAAACCGATCGCGATATCAACCGGTCCAGCGGATTTACGGCGGACGATTCTCCAGGAGGCATCCGATTCTTTAGCTGCACAATTCGCCATATGTGTAACGAGCTCGTCCTGGCCACTATGTACCAAGCGTTTATTCGCCAGGGCCTCGTAAAGATCGCCCGAGGCCTGATATCCCTTTTGGCCTGAAATATCGGTTATTTGGATTCCATTAACTTCAAGTCTTTTGGCGATTGAGGCCGTTGTGTACTTGTCGTAGCAGACCTGTCTCGGGAAATAGATTTTAGCCCAGCGAGCGATCGCATTGGCAACGAATAGCTCGTCGATGGATACGTCCGAATGAAATACCTCTAACACGGCTACGCCTATACGACCGTCAGGCATTACTTGGCCCATTACGAGCGAACCATCGCGCCTGCTCGGTGCCACGTCAAAGGCGAATACGGTAAGCG